AGTGCCAGGTTTTGGTAGCGATATTGGTCGCTGTAACTTGCATTGTCGAGCCAATTGGCGAAGTAGACCAACGAGTGGTCGCCCAGCTTCTTGACCACCTTCTGATACGCTTCGGGCGTTAGGTTACACTCGGCAATATACGCCACCACATCGTGCCCCTTCTGCCCCCAACCGAATGAGGGAAGGTAAGACAACAATGCAACAACTATAATAATATACCGCTTCATTATCAATTGTCAATTCTTCAATTGTCAATTTGAATTATTGGTTCATCGTAGCGAGGAACTCCTCGTTTGTGCGAGTGAGAGTCATCTGCTTTTCGAGGAACTCCATAGCCTCGACAGGTGTCATATCCGAGAGGTACTTGCGGAGAACCCAAGTGCGCTGCATCATCTCGCGCGAGATAAGTAAATCCTCACGGCGCGTACTCGATGCCACAACATCTACGGCAGGATAGATGCGCTTGTTGGCGATGCGGCGGTCGAGCTGCAACTCCATATTACCCGTACCCTTGAACTCCTCGAAGATAACCTCATCCATCTTCGAGCCCGTCTCGATAAGGGCTGTGGCGATGATGGTGAGTGAGCCTCTCTCCTCGGTGTTACGCGCAGCACCAAAGAAACGCTTTGGCTTGTGGAGCGCGTTGGCATCGACACCTCCCGACAACACCTTACCCGAAGCAGGCTGCACAGAGTTGTAGGCGCGAGCCAAACGGGTGATAGAGTCCAACAGAATAACTACATCGTGTCCGCACTCAACCATACGCTTTGCCTTTTCGAGAACCATCTCGGCCACCTTGACATGGCGCGAAGCCTGCTCGTCGAAGGTTGAAGATACCACCTCGGCCTTTACATTGCGAGCCATCTCGGTAACCTCCTCAGGTCGCTCGTCAATGAGGAGCACTATCATATAGACCTCAGGGTGATTGTCCGATATGGCGTTGGCAAGGCTCTGCAAAATCATTGTTTTACCCGTCTTAGGCTGTGCCACGATAAGGGCGCGCTGTCCCTTGCCGATAGGGGAGAAGAGGTCTACAATACGATTTGTGATGTTGTTGTGTCCTGCTCCCGTAAGGTTGAACTTCTCGCTTGGAAAGAGTGGGGTGAGATACTCGAACTGCACGCGGTCACGCACAAGGTCGGGCTCCAAGCCGTTAATCTTGGTGATGCGCACGAGAGGGAAGTATCGCTCACCCTCCTTTGGTGGGCGGATAATTCCCGATACGGTGTCGCCAGCCTTCAAGCCAAACAACTTAATCTGCGATGGCGATACATATATATCATCGGGCGAGTTGAGATACTTGTAGTCTGACGAGCGCAGGAAACCGTAACCATCAGGTATAAGTTCCAAGACACCCTCGCCATAGACCTCTGCCGTGAAGTCGTCTTTGGTTATAGGTCGCTCCTCTTGCATCTCCTGAGGCTCGCGAGCCTCCTCTTGCTTGGTGGCAACATCTACATTGTCGGCCTTTTGCACCTCGTTCTTCTCCTCGGTTGTAGGCTGTGGAACCTTCTCCGCAGCTTCACTCTTTGGCTTGCGACCACGCTTTTTAGGCTGTGGCACAGGCTCCTCCGATGCAACATTCTCGGAGGGGGTAGCAGCCTCTTCTGCAACCTTTGTGTCGCCACTCTCTTCGGCAATCTTCTTGGTGGCCTCCACCTTCACCGCGCCAAGACGAGCACGCTTGCGCTTTTGTGGCGCAGGAGCAACGGCTTCTGCTGCAACTTCGACAGCGACCTCCTCGTTTAGTCTCTCCGAGTTCTCTCTATTCTCCTCGGCGGCACCTATCGACGATATGCGAGCGATTAACTCTCTCTTTGATAATTTTTCCTCTGTGATACCGAGCACTTTTGCGATTTCGCGCAACTCGGCAACTGTTTTGCCTTGAATAGCAATTAAATCCTCCATAATCTCAATTTTCTGCGATTTTCGTCATTGGCCGAACGACCAATGGTTATACGGGCGTCTATTTTGTAGCCCCAAATAACGATGCAAATATAGTGCTTTTATTGTAAATAAAAAATATTTTTTCAACTTTTAACTTTCTGCGCACCCCAGTAACCCCCAGTAAAGGGCGGAACGCCCGCCCCCAGTAAAACACCGCAGGTGTGTCCCCAGTAAACCCCAGTAAATTCTGCGCCGTGATAAGGGTAGGAGTTCCGACAAGCCACCCAAAAAAAGGAGCTTGCGCATCACTGCGCAAGCCCCTCACCTAATTAAATTAAACCAAACCAAACAAATTTACCAACTTGTTTCATCTTTCTCGCCTGGAAGTCCCGGCAACTCGTAACCGCCATTGCCTCCACTTACTTGGTAGCCGCGCTCGGCTGCTACCTCATACGCCATAACCTCTGGAACAATATATGTCTTTCTCATAACTCTTACTTTTTAATTATAAATTCTTAATTTCCCCAAGTGCCGTAATCAATAGCATCCTTGCTTTCCAAGAATAATACACCTTCATACTCTGTACGGTTCTCGCGAATACCGATAGCATAGTCGAATATATTTGTTGCTGTGAGGTCGGTAAACTGGCCAACAGCCTTACCATCAGCACCAATGGTTACAGCAGTTGCGATGCGACCACCAAGCTTCACATTTGAAAATGCAGGAGTCTTGACAGTTGTAGTTGTCTCGCCAGTAGTCTCATCGGTCGATGTTGATGTTGTAACAACATCACCTGTACCCATACCCACATTTGGACAAGGGCTATATGTGCCATCTCCATTATCTATACAAGCGATAATATCGCAGTGTACCTGAGTGTCTCTATATCCTCTATCACTCGAATACATCGTTCCCTGAATACCTCCAACATGGAGCAATGGATAGCTCTCATTATTATCTGCATCAACAATCTTGACAAGCTTGGTAAGGACAGTGATATTACCTGTATTGATAAACGACTCCAAACTCCTTGTTGAGTTGAAGTTATCGCCTGCAATGCCACCTACATAGGTGTTGCCGTTCGCTGTACCCTCGAAAATAATATCTCCCTTGTTGAGGGCTGCGCCTTTGTTGCTGTCGCCACTGGTTACATTATTTCCGTTCCAGTAACCAAAGATACCTCCCATATTCCATCGGCCTTTTGTTGCAGCATCCTTGGTTACATGTAGTTTGCCTTCGTTGGTAAGCAAACTGTTGTTATAGACATAGAAGTTAGAGTTACGGCCATATCCAATAACACCACCGACATTACGGTCACTGGCAGATGTACAAGTCATACCAAATTCGATGTCACCCTTATTCACTACGGTTTTCTGGTTTCGGATATAAATTCTCGATGCTTTCGAAGCGGATCCGTGTTGCCCAACAATACCACCGCACATGATATAACCATTTGATGTACCAGAGAAGGTAATATCCGCCTTATCTGAGTTAATTGCTCCGTTGTACATATCTACTTGCGACCATGTTGTTACTAAACCTATAATTCCACCAATATAGGTTGTTGCGTGTGTACCACTGATAGTAATAGCTCCCTCGTTTAATGCCTCATCGTTAAATTTGATACTGCTGTATGTACCGACAGTATCAGTAGCACCCTCCTTAGCATGTCCTGTTGAAAGAGTTGCAACCAGACCGCCAACGAACAACTCACTGGAAACTGTTCCCGAAACCGAAATATCGCCAGTCGCACTATTTGTAGCCTTCTTATCAAATACAATGGTAATCGCCTCCTTGTTGTGTCCGAGCAGACCTGCAATAAACAAATCAGGCGTTGTTCCACCAAAAGTCATTGCACCCTCGTTTACAGCATCGCCATTGAAGGTGAGCGCACACTTACCCAGTGTTGTGTATGACAAGAGACCTGCCATATAGACATTGTCGGTATGCTTGCCTTCTACGCTAATGCTTCCCTTATTAGTTACAGAGCTATTGAAAGTTACAGTAGAGCCGTTATCAGGCACACCAATCACTCCTCCAAGTCGGAGACCCGGAGATGAACCAGAGATAACAATATTACCCTTATTAACTACCTCACCTTCGAAGGTAATGTGGACATTAACAGTCGGATAACCGAATATACCTCCTAAGCGGTTGTAATTATTGATGTTTGCTCCACTCATAGATATCGAGCCATTATTTGTAGTCTTACCTGCAAATGTAAAGACCTTCGGACTACCGCTTGTTCCATTTGAATAACCAATCATACCACCGATATTACAGCCTCGTGTATTAGCTTTAATATTGATATTGCCATTGTTTACACTATTCTCAAATGTTGCCACCGATTGCGCACCGCGATAGCATCCAACAAATCCGCCTATATAAGCTATTACTCTGGTCTGAGTTCCCTCATTCCAAGTGATATTACCATTATTTGTACAGTTGTAGAACGATACAAAGCGGTCTGCATCGGATACATCTGTGTAGGCTACAAAACCTCCCAAGGCGAAATTTATATTCGATGCCTGACCCTCAGGCATTGCAGATTTAATAACTACATTCGCATTGTTTACACAACTCTTAAAATCTACACCCTTAGCAATACCTACAAAGGTTCCGGCAGAGTTATCTGCAAATGCAGTAGCAGTAGATGATGTGTTGTTGATAGTAATCGTACCACTTGTAGAGCAGTTTTCAAATACCGAAGGGCCCTCTTCGGTAATAGATGTTACTCTGCGAGCAAAAGCACCAGTTGTAGGTTTACCCGTCTGCTCGATATTTACTTCCAGATGCAAACCCTTGAACGAAGCAGAGGTAGTTTCAAACAATGGAGCATACAAACCCTTGATAGCGTAGCCGTTACCGGTTATTGTTCCGATGTAATTTGGCGCATTGATTGGCTCCCAAGCAGGATAATTTACATCGCCAGCATCTGGCACCTCAACATCATTTACAAAAATAGCATTAAGAGTTGAGCCACCCTCAACTGCCTCCTTGAACTTGATTAAGTCACCATAATTAGCAATTAGATACACCTCAGGATTAGTCGCCGTCTCAGCCGTAGTAGCTGGCTCAAATACAATATTGCTTGTAAACTCGCGCACTGTACCTGCGTTAATAGGTTTGGTGGTGTTGGTTTTTATGGTAGTGAACATTACGCCATCGGCACTCTCCAAAGTTATATACAACTCGCCATATACACCGGCAGGAACTGCTACATGAATATAGGCAGGATTCTCGCTTGTCGATGTACCCACTGGTACTGGGAAACCTGCGTTGCTTGCAGCCTTGTAGGTGATAACCTTAGTTGCACCCTTAGTTGCAGTGAGTTTGCCCTCTGCATCAACATTGAACGCTCCTGCGATAGGCTTGCGGTCTACGGTCGAGATACGCACCTCTTCAATAAATGCAGGCGCCTCTGTTCCGCTAACGATGCCAATCTTCAAAACACCAGTCAAGTGTTTGAGAGTAACATTGTTAAGGTCGTTTGCGTAGCCGTACATCACAGCGGCACCATTACCGAAAGTGGTATTGCTTGTGTGAGTCTGCTCAGCTGCAAATACAACCTGATTAGTTGTTCCCTCTACTGCTGGATAAGCAATGAAATAAGGCGCACTGCCAAATCCATTTTTGAAGGTAAAGGTTGCGGTTGTGCCATTTGCTTCGCCTTCTGCAAGAGCATTTGATACATAGCCATTTACCGAAATAGCATCACCCTCTGCCCAAGTGAGAGGATAGATTCCGTCAGCCTTTTCGCCGAGCTGAGTACGGGTGTCGTCAAGCGACAATGTGAGAGTTGTCGGGCCTCCGTTGAGATCTACTCCGAGGTCCTCAGTTGTGTCTGTGGTACAAGCTGTTATGCCCGCTACCGCTGCAACTGCCATGAAAAGCTTAAAAATCCGTTTCATTGTTCTTTTTAGTTTTAATTTTAGGTTTTAAGTTATTTTGAAAAAAAAAGTTTTGTTGTTTTTTGTTTTGCGAACTCCTGCCCTTGTCACGGCGCAACTATTATGGCGGCGCAGTCTGCGACTGCTTTATGGCGACGGGCGTTCCGCCCTTTACTGGGGGCGCACCTGCGGTGCTTTACTGGGGAGCGCTTTAAGTTTTTGCTTTTTTTAATTCTTAATTTTTAATTTTTAATTAAAGCAACGCTTTATGCGAACGGCTTTAAATGCTTGGTAATCAGCTAATTAAAACCCCAAAATCCCCCCCCCCGAATTTTTCGGGGGAGGGATTTTGCCTCCGCATTTAGGCGTTCACTTATGCAAATATACAAAAAAAATGTAAAAACCAAATATTTTTAATAAAATAAAATGAATAAATATGTAGCAGTCAGCGCATTTGTGACCGCTACATATCTATTCTGTTAAGTGAGATGTGCTCTCTGTTGCTACTCTCTAATAGTTGCGCAACTGGAAAACTATTTTATTGCAGTATAACTCGCCTTCGTGCAGTAAGATAGATGGAAAATCGGGGTTGTTTACTGCGTTCGGGTGGGTTTGACAAGCGATAGCTACGCCGGCATAATCTGCGTAGCGACCGCCCGACTTGGTGGTAGGGCATCCACCTGCCAACCAGTTGCCGGTATAGACCGTACAGCCCGGTTGCGATGACAAGACCTTAATCAAACGGCCTGTCTTTTCGCAGCGCAACTCGCCAACTTCGCCCAAAATATTCTTCTGCCAACCATCCACAACAAAGAAGTGGTCGTGTCCGCGGAACAAATCGATATGGTTGAAAATCGAGCCTATATCCTTGCCTAAACGGTTCCAATCGGTGAAGTCCTGCGCCGAGCCCTTCATCGGAAGAAGTCTGCCCGTAGGGATTTGCCTTTCGTCAGACTCCAATACACGCGAGGCGTTAAGCTTCAACTCGTGGTCGAGCACCGAGCCACTCGCCTCGCCTGCTAAGTTCCAGTAGATATGGCTGGTGAGGTTTACGGGCGTAGTGCCATCGCTCTTTGCAAGATAGGTTATTTCGAGATTGTTCTCGTCATCGAAGTCGTAGATAGCCTCTACTGTAACCTCGTGAGGATAGCCTTGGTCGCCATCCTCCGACACGAGCGAAAAGACCACGCGGTTGGTCTCCACGCGCGACTCCCACAAGCAATTAGCAAAGCCCTTTGTTCCGCCGTGGAGGTGGTTGGGTGCACTATTCACTTCGAGGCGATACTCCACGCCCTCGATAGTCATCATTCCGTAGGCGATGCGATTGGCCACACGACCTATCGTCTTGCCACTCGCTGCACTATCGCCAAAGTAGCTCATCGGCTCCTTATAGCCAAGCACCACATCGTCAATATTGCCATTGCGGTCGGCATACTTTACCGATACAACCCCTGCGCCTATGTTCGAGAGTTGTACCTCACTGCCAAGCGCATTCTTCATCGTGTAGATGATTATCGCTTCACCCTCAGGCGTTACACCCCAAATATTCTGCTCTATTATCATAGAACAATTAAGAATTAAGAATTCCTTTAATTATCAATTATCAATTGTCAATTGTCAATTACTCCAATGGCTTTACATTGGCGATAAGGTAGTCGATGCGCTTCAAGCACTCCTCCTTGCCGATGAACGAGGTTACATCGTACATACCGGGACCCTTGCCTGCACCTACCAAAGCCAAACGCAAAGTGTTCATAATCTGCCCCATACCGTACTCCTTCTCGGTAATCCAAGCGTGAACAATCTGCTCGGTATTCTCCAACGAGAAGTCATCAATCGAAGCCAGCACCTCGCGCAACTCCGCCAAGCGAGCAGGGTTTTCGCCCTTCCAATACTTCTTCAACTGCTTCTCCTCGTACTCGGTAGGAGCGATGAAGAAGTAGGAGGTCAAATCCCACAAATCACTCACGAATGTAGCACGCTCCTTCATTATGAAGGCCGCCTTACCTGCCACTTCGTCGGATACCTCAATGCCATGCTCGCGCAAGATTGGTTGATAGATAGGGTAGAGCTCCTCGGCTGTCTTGGCGTGCATATACTGCGCATTGAACCACTTTGCCTTATCCGGTTGGAAGCGTGCGCCTGCCTTCGACACTCGGTCGAGCGAGAAGGCATCAATCAACTCCTGCATAGAGAATATCTCCTGCTCGGTGCCCGGGTTCCAGCCAAGCAACGCCAACATATTTATAAATGCCTCGGCAAAGTAGCCATCTTCGCGATATCCGCGTGCCGTTTCGCCCGTAGTT